AATAGGATCCACTATTTCTTAGAAGTACACTTATAAAGTTTTGCACAAACTGCTGCTGCAGCTATAACTCCGACACCAATCCCCACACCACACCAAGGGAATCCTGCTTCGGGTTCTGGTACTGGTATTGCTTCTTGAATCTCAATGACCTGTGCTGCTGGACCTGTTAGAGCTGCTGCTCCTTTGATTACGCTTTCCATTAAATTTATTTGTACTGCAATATATAGTTATTTAAACTGTGAGGGGTGGAGTCGAACCACCAAGTCCCGCCAGGAACATCAGCTAAACAGGCTGACACGTTTACCAGTTTCGTCACCTCACAAGGAATGTCAGCTAAGTGCTGACATAAGACGTTGCATCCCGATTCCACCACCACTTCTAGGGAAGAAATCAAAGGACAAGAAGTCTTCTAGTTCCTTCTCTACTCTACTTCTACCGAATAGATCGATAATAAGCTGAGCATACTGACCATCAGAGATAGTATAGAATGTGTCACGCATCTGTTCCTTATCAGTGGAACGTTCTGCACTACCAATGGTTTCCATACCACCTAAGATAACATCAATCTTTTTACTGGTACCGTCAGTGTTACGTGCCATATTCCAGAAAGGTGATGTCCACTCAGGGAAGTCTGTAATCATTCCACGACTAATTGCTTTCTCGTGTTCGTGATCAAGTTCCTTAGTGTCATAGTCTGTACACCATTGATCATAGGTTCTTATGTTACCTACACTCAATGGTATACCTAACCACTGACACAATTCAATCTCCATTTCTTCTAGTTCCTTCACACCTCCCTTCATTTCAAACTCGAACATAGGGAAGATCGTTTCGTGTCTACCTGGTACTGGGTTTGGTTCTGCCCTGTAAGAAGTTGAGACACAGAAAAACCCCTCTGCTTTGGGGTTGGATAACAATTCATATTCTAACCACATCTGACCTGTTTGAGGTAGTGGCCAAATATTATTACCGTAATTATACGTTGCTACTGTCTCTGGATCTTCACAAGCAGCAAGGATACTCAGACGATTTTGTGTGTGAACTTCATAGAAATTTTTCGACAAAAAAAATGACCGTAATTCGGTCACCACATCCGTGTATTTTTTTGGATCAATCAGTGCAGTCATTATTTTTAGACAAACTGGTTTATTTAGCAGTTTTGGGAATTTGGTTTTGATAATCTGACGGTACCCTCATTCCTTTAACACCACCAGTGTTTGTAGGCCAAGCATCCTTAAAAGCATTCTGCACTTCTTCCCTGACAATTTGTCTGAGTTCAGTTGTTTCTTTTAACTTTCTCTTAGCAGGACCATCATTCATATTGTCGATGACGTTACCGCCACCGACAATTCCACCCGTTCCTACAACAGCTACTGCTGTTCCATAGGTTGCTATCTTCTGTACATCCATTAATTAGGAATTCCGAATCCAGCATCTGCTGGTGCTTGTTGTGGTGCTGCTGGAGCCATCTCTGGTACACCTACATCTGGCGCAAGTGATCCGCCCAATGGTGAACCTCCTCCAAGCACTGCGTCAAGAGCTTGCTGCTTGACATTATCAATGAGTTGATCTCGCTGTACGTAAACAGATATCCCACCGATAACAACGGCAAGAGATACAATACCAGACGTAACAGCAACGATGTTGACAATTTTTTGCATAATAATTTTATTCTGTGCCAACTATATAGCCCACTTCTCCAGAACCATTGTTACAGATTGATCTGTTTCAACTTTCTGTTCCACTACCTCAAATTCTTCGTCTCTAGCAGACGCAGCAATAGATTCAATAGCATACTGTTGTGCTACCTGTGATAGAAAACGTTCTACTGGTACTGGTTGATTCCAAGTCTGAAGATCTGTTACGAGTTCATATGATTGTGTAACTTCATTCCAACGGAAACCAATATCAGTTCCTATTGCAATATTAACTTTCACTTCTTCGTGATTATGATCAGCAGGGTTCTTTAGGGTCTCATCAACTAATACAGGATGACCCATTAACATCAATGCTTGAAGTAATGCTTTACGATCTTTAAGTTTGGTCTTGATTGTGCTGAAGTGTGACATCGGATACTTTATTTGGTTCTTTAAGATACGCCTCAGAAGTATGTATGCGACGTGTTAGCTCTCCAAGCTTCTTTTCAATCCCCTCGGTGATCTTCTCGCATTCCATTCCTACTGCGCCATCTATCTTTTCTTCTACTATACCATCTTGTCTGATCTTGTATGTGATAGTAATTTTTTTACTCATCGTATCTCTCCAATAAGATTATCATCGAGGTCATCAACCTCTTGTGGTACAACTAAACAGAATCCAATACCAAGATTGAATACTTTCTTCATCTCATCCTCTGTAAACTCACCAGCAAGTTGTATCTTGCTAAAGATATCTGGTAGTTTCCAAGAGTTATAGTCCACGTATGCTGTTAAATGTTCTGGTATACAACGTGGAAGATTACCAGGTATGCCACCACCAGTTATATGTGCCATACCAAGGATAGGAATCTCTTCTCTTATCTCCTTGATCTTTTGTGCATAGATTGTAGTGGGTGTAAGCAACTCAGGAGTATCTTTCCAGAATATCTTATGCCTCCATAGCATATCATTTATCAAAGTATAACCATTACTATGCAATCCACTACTAGGTAATCCAATAATCTTATCACCCTTCTGAATTAATTGACCTGCAATTATATCATTACCTTCTACTATACCAGTACAAAATCCTGCAAGGTCATAACCGTTACTGAATCTATTACCGTGTTCAGCAGTCTCTCCACCAACAAGTTCTACTCCTGCTATCTCACATCCTCTAAGGATACCTTCTAATATCTGATCTAAATTATCATCTATCTTCTCACAAGAAATATAATCTAAGAAGTATAATGGATCTGCACCACAACAGATGACATCATTGACACACATTGCAACTAGATCTATACCAATAGTTGTATAGTCATTAGCAACCCGTGCAATATTAATCTTCGTACCAACACCATCAGTACCAGAAACTAGTACAGGTTTCTCATATCCTTCAGGTATAGGATACATCGAATTGAACCCACCTATACAAGGTGCTTTCTTCTTAAGTCTATCAACAAAAGCATTACCTGCTTCTATATCATCGATGTAACTCGCACCTGTCACAATCTGGACACTCATAATTTTCTCGGTAGTTATCCAATTTATGTATTATTGTATCATACTCTCGCATAATAAAGGAAGACCCTGCGGATTGTTGCATTCTTAGGCAAGCGTCACGCAGGTAATGAAGATCTTGTTCGTTAAATTGCATCGTCGGCATCTTGGCACTCACTATTTAGATCTTCAACCATAGAACCACCGATGTCTGCACCTGCATCCATACCCATCATCGTAGCAGCACCAGCGAGCACCCAACCAACGAAAGGAACAGAGGCAAGAGTAGGAGAGACAGCAGCCCCAACGCTGGCTCCGACGAGTCTACCTGATTGTTCTCCACCACCGACCGCCTTGATGCAGTCGGTGGACTTTTTTGCTGTGTCTGCTCCTGCTGTTGCAACACCACCACCGATGTGTCTCTTTCCTGATACAGTATATTCTTCAAACCCTTCATACGTGTTGTTACCAAGCCCCAGAAACCCAGCCTTCTTCTTGACATCCCTTTCCACACGCATCACCTTTGGATCGTTGGCAGTGTACTCGATCCTATAAGCATCTTTACTAGCTTCTACTTTGTAAGAAGTAAACTCTCCTACAGGAAGATTGAGCTTAGGAAGACTAGTACGAGTGGCTAGTATACCAATCATACCAATGTGACTCAAACCTAGGAGACCTCCTAGGGAAATAACAATCCATTTATTCATAATTTAAAGTGTGTACTTGTCGTCTTCTTTTTTGGGGGTGTCAGCAATAATTCTAAGTGGTGCTTGTTCTATCACAATAGTCTGTGTAGGTCCACCATTCTTTCCTACATTACCTGGTCCGTTAACATTTTGGTTCTGCATTTTCATCGTTCCATCACCTTTTTTAGATGCAGTTTGAATCCCAAAGCTAGCTAAAACCCCCGTGAAAACCGAGGCTATGAAAGTCGGGTCGATCTTTTGTTGTGGTATACCTGGGATGGCAACGTAATTTAAAGTTAATATTCCGCCACTCCAAACCAATACGCCAAGGCGTACAAATGTACTAAAGATAGCAGCTTGTTCATCAGGATCTGGTAGTAAGGCATCCTTTAGTTTACCTAAAGCACCTTTCTTTTTCTCATCCTTCGTATCCTCTTCAGGATGTACTTCTTCCTCTGGCATATTCAGTTTTTAAGGCTATACTATATATCAGTCTTCAGAAGGTTGCTTCTTCTTACCGATATTATATTTGGATTCAAGAATCCATTCACTCTTATCTTTGTATGATATAACCTTGATCTGATTTAATGGTGCTAATGGTCCTAGTAAAGATTCTTGTACAATCTCTATCAGTCCCCAATCAGATAATAGTTTTGTAATTCTGTTGCGACGTTCAATATCATTTGATGTTAGGTTAGCGTGCTTACCATCTAACGCAAACAACTCTTTGAAATGAACTATGTAATACTTACCCTTCTTGTGAAGTATATGACAAGACTGGAATAACTTCTTTTCTTTCCTAGATGCTACACCAATTCTCGTAAGTGTCTCTCTAACCTTTAGGAAGTCGTCTGGTTGCCTTAAGGAAACCTCGACCATCATATCTACAGACCAAGACACATCTTGCTCTTCACTCATTTGATTCCTCCAGTATTCAGTTTTGATTTGATCAATTCAATCTGATCTTTAGTCAGAATTCGTAATGCATCCCGAGCCTTTTCATCGTTATACTTGAAGTATTTTTTGATGAGATCAAGGTGTTCTACCTTGTCCTTCTTTTGCCAAGGGGAGAAACGACGTTTCTTTCTGAGACTATTTAGATAAAACGAATATTGCATATCCTTATCTAAATGATGTAACTTATTCATCTCATTGGCATACAAAACTGTATCAATAAAACCACCAAAACACTTGTTAATAATATAAGGTGGATACTTCTGCATCCAATCTTCCCCACGCTCACTAAGATCTTCCTTAGTCCAGTTAAGACTATTAAGATAATCAGTTAGAGGATAGTTCTGGTACTTGCTCATCGAATAGATCAAATAGGGTGGGGTTAGTGTAATTTGTTATTAGCAATTCCTTACGTTTGGACTGGTCTATATTATAAGAACCTGTTGATCTCATAGTATAGGTCAGATCCCATTCTGTCAAATTATAATTTTCAAATAAACTTCTGATAGATTCATTAGAATTATATGTGATCATCCACTTCTTACCAGACGTAGAACAATCTAATGCAAAGACATCGTGAGTGAAGTTCCTATGCATAGTACCACCCTTCTCACCATAAAGGAAGGACTTGATATCATATGGTGGATCCATAAAGACAAAAGCATCCTCAGTGTCCTTAAGGAGTGTAGTGTAATCTAAATTTGTTATCTTCCAGTCCTTAATGATCTCACCGTAACCTGATAGTTTATCAATACCTCTCTGTGAGAAATTTGAATCAGATGCTTGTGGTGAAAACGATGAGTTCTCTCCTAGTCCTGAGAATGAACACTTGTTAAGAACATAGAAGTATGCTGCTTTATCTTTGTATGCAATATCATCTTCCTTTACTCTCTCCTTAGCATCCAAAAATAATTTTCTAGCAGAATCTGGATCTGGATGTTTTTGTTTTAATTGTGTGAGTTTATTAGAAAGGTATTCACTATCATCTCTTAGTGCTAACCAAAAAGCATATAACGGTTTATACTTATCATTGACCCACACAGGTATGTCTGGGTTTTGTTTTGTAAATTCTATTGCAACAGATCCACCACCTAAGAAAGGTTCACGATACTCCTTAATATCATATGGAAACTGACTAATAAGATACTTCGCTGCTCTGGACTTACCTCCAGGATAACGCAACGGTGTTTTCAATGCTTTCATAATGAAAAAAGATCATTCAAAGAAACATAATCTACTGCTTCTTCGATAGTTACTTGTGTTGAAGTAGTAGCATCAGTATGTTTAAGGTGTCTCTGAACAGATTCAGGACTAAACATACCAACACACCTGCGTTCAATGTCCCAGACAAGCAAGAACATATTAGCAAATTCTGTCTGATATGACCACCCCCTAAAATTTTTAATTATTATTGGTGGTATTTTTATGGATCCCTTATGAAGTTTGAAAGCATCCTGCACACACTTAGATTCATATACAGTACCATCGGTATGAATAAAGTCACCCCCTTTTTTAGTTCCACCTATGTATTTCAAATCTGGGCATAGTCTCTCTATTATCTTCTCCATCTTCCAAGATCTCCAACCATAACATTGTGGTGGCATTTCTTCTCGAACGAACTCATCATATACCTTCTGAGTCTCAGAAAATATTTCATCAAGAGGGAGGTCACGTAATCTCATTATGCTATGTGTCCTAGTTCAGGTTTAGTCCTACGTTCTGATTCTATCTTACGTGCTTCATCACCTTGCACAAATGTATCAAGATTGTCATCTTGTACTAACCTAGTGTTCAACATATTCTGTCCAAAAGGACCACCATTAATAGGACCAGTTGGAAAAGCATTGAAGGATATATTTGCACGTGCTTCTGGACCTTGATGAGGTGCAGTAAAATGTAACAACCAACTTGGCCAGATGATCAACTTCCCAGGACCGTATATAGGTGCCTCTACAGCGTTCTCATACTTAGATGATATAATCTCTAGCTGATTGTGTGTTCGAGCGTATACAGGGTCTTGGAACATCGTAGGATAACCATCCTGTAAGACGAAGGTACCACTCCAGTATGACATAGGGTGTCTATGTAATTGATGGCACCCACCACTATCACCTGGTGATACCACACCCCACATTAAACTAATCTCAAAGTCACCCCACATTTCAAACTGTTCTTCGTGTTTAATTTCACGTAGACAAGCGTGTATGAAATTAGTTAATGGACTGAACTCAGGACGTAAATGTAAATTACCTTTAGTTGTCTGTACTGTGTTTGGTATATTAAACGTACCTCTTTCAATAGGATTCAAAGCATCTATAATTGGTTCTATTAAACCAACATTCTCAAAGACATAAAGTTCCACTGGAAAGATTGGAGTCTTCATCATCTTCTTTCTTATATGAGGATCAGATTTATGATCTCCCTTACGTGTAGGATACTCAGGTTTCATTTAGTTTATCTTCCCAGTCTTCATCTGGGGTGAAAATAATTGGTCCTTCTTCGATACGTTCTTTCAACTCATCTAATAAAGGATCAGGTTCATCATCTTCAAATTCTAGCACACCTTGCACAGTTTCTTCCTCCTCAACAATCACGGCGTTTACTTGATTAAAAGTACCATCAATATGTTGCTGCTTATGTTCAAACATACAACACAGTTCAGAATGGAATATAACGTGACAAGTAGGACATAACATCACACATTTATCTAGTTCTTGTAGAACCCTCCCAACTGATGCCCTTGCCACTAAAGGTGGTAGAGATCTATTACTTGGATCGTCATCATTAATATGATGCCATTGATAAACTTGAGGATGAAATATCTCTTGACAAAACTCACAACATCCTCTTCTGGATTTCTCTGCCTCTATAGCTTTCCTATTCTTCTCTCTGATAGCATCGTGTCTTGCACGAGTAGCAATACGTGCAGGAGTATCAGGTTTAGTACGTGCTATCCGAGCTCTCTCAGCGTACTTACTATTCCCATATTTAATTTCATAGTCTCCAAAGTCAACGCTCATTTAAAGTGACACCTCATCATTAACTCAGTGCAACAAGCCACAAGATTAACTTCTTGATCAGCAACAAACGCTGCTTTATATTGGTACTCACCTATAACAAGAACTGCTTCAGGGATTGATGCGGGTAATAAATATGTATACAACGAGTCATATATTTTACGCATAATTTGTGTAGGTTCGTTATCTAAATTCTGAACGACCCACTTCTTCATCTGTGTAAATTCTTTCTTCTTAATACAAGACATTAAATCATCTAACTTAGTGTCAGATATAGCAGCAAGAACACCTGTATCGATCTTACCAATAGAACTATACCTCTGTAACTCATTAAGGGTACGTCTAAAGTCAGGGAAATACTTCTGAACTAATGCTACAAGAACTTTAGGTTCTGCTTCTACCTTCTGCTCTGCTAATATATCTTGTATTCTCTTAAAGAAATGTGCTGCTAATACTTGCTTCTCTTTACCTGAAATACTAAAGTCTATAACAGAACATCGTGAATGTAATGGTTCAATAATTTTATTCTTATAGTTACAAGTAAATATAAACCGACAATTATTATGAAACTCCTCAATAGATGCTCTCAATAAAAGTTGTACATCATTTGTAGTGTTGTCTGCCTCATCAATAATGATGACCTTTGGACCACCCATAAGCGAAACAGTTGATGCAAAATTCTTTGCTTGATTACGTACTGTATCAAGGAACCTTCCTTCATCTGATCCATTGATTACATAATAATCTGCACCTATCTCTTCACACAATGCTTTAGCAACTGTAGTCTTTCCTATACCAGGAGGACCAGACAGTAATAGATTAGGGATCTTCCCCTTCTCCACAAACTTATGAAGAACAGTCTTAATACTTTCAGGTAAAATACAGTCCCCTATCTTACGAGGTCTGTACTGTTCACACCAAAGGAAGTCACTCATAATAAATTGAAACTAAAGATGATTCTATCCTGCTCACTCTTATGTGGCAAGGACTGATGTAAGATTTGTGATGGGAAAAATATTATATCACCTTCCATTAACTCTGGTGTTATTTCATCTGGAAATCCATTCCAAGGATCTACAAAGGGTGAGAAAAAATTCGTTGGTTTATGATCTTCTGCTAACTGTGCATAAAATACTGCTGAATAACCGTGAACACTATGTGTATGCACTGGGTGCATCTGATGTTTACCATATCTCTGACACCAAGAACTAGGAATCTCCACAGGTTGTGGTGCACTATCAACAACAAACTGAATAGGTTCTTTTAAAATCTCCATCAGATCATTATGATATGGTGGCACTTCACCTTGACAGAAGTAAGTATGAAAGTCTGTATAAAAACTTTCATCCACACATCTAGGATCATCCCAGTTAATGATGCTAAGAAAATCTCTCTTAACATCCTTCCATTCAGGTACGTGTGCTATTGTGCAGGGTACCTGAAATAGATCTTGCTTCACGGATACCATTAATATCACTTAGTGTCAGGTTCTAGGGCAATATAATACTCTATATTATTTGCTTCAGAAACAAAGTGACTAACCTTGTTCTTAGCAACACGTACATTATAATCGCCTGGTAATAGTTTTAAGTTCTCAACCTTAAAACAATAACAGAACTCATCACTTGACTCGTTCTTACCTACTGGAACCGAATATGTATTTGATGTTTCGTTCTTCTTATCACATACCTGTAATCTAATCTCATCATCATTATTGTATAAGCATAGATCAGTTACCTGATATACACTTGCTGCTCTCAGAAGATCTGCTAATACATCTGTCCTTAAATTAAATTCTACATCTACTTCAGGCATCTTGATAGCTTTATCAGGAGCCTGTGTGATCATTGTAGGGTCAGAATAGTAGAACGTTCCTTTTGCGTTAGAGGTTTCGTCCGTCGTGATAAGTTTCTGAGGGTTTCTGAAGTCAAAAATTGGATCCTCAAAGAGCGAGAGACTAGAGAGGAACACACCCAAGTCATAAATTGGGACTTGCTGAGGGAAGACTTCGCTAACCGTAGCAGAAGCAAAGATGTTCCTGTTGACAGAGAGTGTCCGAATCTTAGAACCAGAATCAATAATAATCGACTTATTGATAGTGGAGAAGTTCTTGAGGACATTTTGTGTTTTTTTAGATAGTTTGACAAGGGACATAATTAAGATTCAGTTAGATCATAACAAGGGGGTGGACCGTACCATACAGTTCCTTCACAACCGTGTTTATTCCACCACCAAGGGTAGTCTCTTTTGGTTGATTCCTGTGCCATCCTATTGATAGGAATGGGATCAGGAAAGGGAATCACTTCAATAGGGATCATTTGTCATAGTCAACAGCAAAGGCAGTAGAGTTTGCAGCATTTCGTTGATCTGCTGCTGCACGCTTATCACTGAAATGTAATAATAGCATACCATAATGAATGATCTTTATGATATCCTTTCGAGCATTTCCTTTTCTGTCATAACGTGAAGCATACTTCAGAACATTACTCCTACAGAATGCTTCAGCATCACCAA